TACAGCATCTTTATGCGCGTTGTATTCATCCATCGTTGCAAAGAATGCTGGCGACAGCATCAGTTCTTTTTCAATTTCAGCACACGCCTCACGCTCTGCGGCGGCGACAAGGGCGGCAAAGCGTTCATAACGAATGTCGTGACCAGAAGGCGTGTAGTCCTCCAGTTCGTATTCAACAAACCCAGCCTCTCGCGCCATGCGGATGATGTCATCTCTGGTCACGATTGAAATCCTTTCAATCTGTTATTCAAAATACATTTTGAATTCATTTTAGGTTCATCCATAAGCCCACCTGAGCAAAAGCGTACCCCACCCAGATCATACCGTTAGGTAAATCCCCCTTGAGCCACTGAAGAGTGCCTACGATAGCGTAGCCCACCCCTGTAGCTCCTACAATGATGTGTTCAATCATTTCCTCTCGCTTTCAGCATTGCGTCTGCTATTGCATAGGAGTCTTGCGCTAAGTCGGCAAAAATAGCCAAACTTTCTTCATTGGGTGGTTTATGTGTTGGAAACCAGTCGATAGCTGTTTCTAAGATTCCGTTCATAGCCTTCGCTGCAAAGTAGTCGCGCAGGGTCATGCCTCGGTGTGACAAATGGTTTTCATGTGGGAACGCTGGTCCACCTGTGTTATTGCTCATTAGTTTTCTCCTTAGTTTGTTCAAGATACTTCTTGGCATCATCCACGATCTTCTCTACGTCTTCCCTACCAAAGATAGCATCCCACCTACGTGCGTATTCCTCTTCCGAGATGCTGAATGGACGAGGACTGCTGCCTTTACCGCCATCTGACTTGCTCATAGATCCTCCAGTTTAACTTCAAACATTCTGCCAGTATCCACATCATAGCGCAGGTCACAGGCAGGCCCAGTAAGACCGCTGTACCTGTTCTTCGCCACTGCTACTTTGGTGGTGTGCCTCTCAGTAGCGTCTGCACTCATGGAGTTACGCTCCAGTGTAATCACAGCGTCTGAGAGCTGTGCAATGGCTCCTGAGCCTCGCAGTTGGCTTAGAGACACTGCTTGCCCATCTTCGTGGCCTTGGTTGCCGTTAGGACGCTTCAGGTGAGAGACAACAATCAAAGTAATGTTAAGTTCCTGCACAAGTGTACGCAGGCGAGTCATCATTACATCAATGGCCTTGCGCTCGTCTCCGTTATCTTGACCAGAAATGATGATAGATAAATGATCGAGAAATACAATCCGACAATCACAAGCCTTTGCCATGTACCGGATGCGATTAATAATGTTGTCAGCAGAAGTGCTACCGAAATGGTCAAAAAGATAAATACGATCAGTCCCAAGAGTATGCTGGAAAGCATCATGTAACTCCTCTGTTGATACTTTGGTGTCGGGCAAGTGCAGGAGCTTGTTAGCCCTGAGACTCATAATGCTCCTAGCAGTCTTCCGCACAGACTCCTCCAAGAACATACCGCCAATATTCCACTTTGTGGTGTTCAGGATGTGGTAGAGAATCTCTCGCAGGAATTGACTCTTACCCAGCCCAGAGCCTGCGGTGACTGTAATCAACTCAGCAGGCCGGAACCCATACAGCAGGGAGTTCAGTCCCTTGAAGGGATACAGAGCCTCTGCAGGTTGCTCTGGTTTGCTTACTTCATCCCAGAGTGACGAGGCAGCAACAATTCCGTCAGGGACATACGTCTCAGCCTTCCACCAAGAATCGACAAAAGACTTCGTTTCACCAGATTTAAGATAATCACAGGCATCCTTACAATCTTGAATATGTTTAACAATCTTAGCCTTAACACCGAACAGTTCAGCAACCTCCTCTGCTGCCTTCTTCCCAGGCTCATCAGCATCAAAGCAAATCACCACGCTATCAAAAGAATCTAACCACTCAAAGTTAGCCTTACAGTCCTTCAGGGCACTCTGAGCACCGTTCTTGATGGACACCACAGGCCACTTACTGCCCAGCATCTGGAAGGCCGCTAGCGCATCCAGCTCACCTTCCACCAGCGTGACGTATTTGCCTCCCTTATGGAACAGGGATTGACCGAAAAGGGTAGATTTACCCCAATGTCCCTCCACCGAGAAGGTCTTGTTAGCCACTGTACGCACCTTGGAGGCCACATAAGCGCCAGTCTCATCAGCATACGGATAGATATGCTTCTGACCCGTCTGAGTGACCTTGTAGTGCTCGCAGGTGTCCCTGGTGATCCCTCGGTCTGGAATCGGTTTTACTTCGCCTTCAGTTTTCATGGCATTTGCTCGGTTAATTGCTTCTTTCCATCGTTCTTTATCCTCATGGGAGGATTCAGATTCTATCACTCCGCAGGCAAAGCAGTAGGTGTGCCCATCTGAGTAGAGAGCATTCGCATCAGAGGAGCCGCAGTGCTCGCAGGCGATATGCCTAACGAATTCTGAGGTAGTGTCATGAATCACTGGTTCTTCTCCTTGAGTTTGGCTTCGATTTCTCGAGCGAATTCGTAACGGGCAAACCTGTGTACAAGCTCATCCATCTCCTCATCCGTCAGCCCAACCCATTCACGCTGTCGAGCGTTCTTGAAGTGGCAAAGGCCAGTGCTGCACACAAACTCTTGTGGTTGTGGGGTGGTGTGAAGAGGCAAGTAATCAGGGTTGGAATTAAGGTCTGGCACACCTACAACCTCAACATAAAACTTGCCGTTGCTTAACTTGAGATAGCCATAAGGCTTTTTCTTCTCAGCCTGATCTATGGCGTGTGAATTTTCATTCACACTCAGTTGAGCTTCGCTCAACGCTTGGCGTAGGGCAGCTGCAGCTTTAGGGCCTCGTTCTGTGTCAACAAGTCCTTGCAAATAGTTCAACGCCTCCAACGCCTGTTTCATTGCTTCTATGCTCACTTAAATCCCCTCATCTGAGCCTTAATCTCCTGCAGGCAGATCTCTGCCCCTACCCCATAGTTTTCATGCGATTGTAGGGTGCTTTTAATCGATTCTAGGAGCATCCTGTTGGACACTGCTTCCTCAGCACACTTCAGCAGGAAAGATTCCTCCGGTAATGTGTATTCCATGATGACTTTCATAAGTACTCCAGTGTCACTTAAGTGACAGTTTAATGATGGTTAAGACAAAAACAAAGAAAGACAACAACATTAGAGGTCTTCCTCTAATTTATTGATCTTAGCTTCATCCCTTTGAATCTTCATGTTACCAACGTCTGCAAGGACGTTATCCATACCGTATTTATCGAAAATATCGACAATATCATTGATCGTAGACCAATACCATGATTCTTCAATCAATTGCATCAATTCATCAGTGCTATCGTTTTCCATGGTTTCCCCTTTATCTTTAAAGTTAATATAAGACAATAAACATTAATGATTTATATCGTTAATGTCTTCTATGCTTCTATGTACTCTATAGTTATTATATAGTATCTCATCTGTCCCTTCGGTGTCCGGATTGTCATCAAAGTCCCCTACGGTTGCAAGGTCTTTCCGTTCTGACACCGGCAGATTAGTCTCAATTGACGCAAAACAAGGGTTGCAGAGATCAAAGTAGACCCTGGTGTGTCGAATCCGTCTAGTTGATTCAAAATCAGTCAAAACCTCATTACAGCATTGGCATCTCATGTTAAAATCCTCGATTTAAGACGTTTTTATGGTTTCAGGCTACCCAGGTATCAACCATACCAAAATAATCGATCTAAAGCCCGTTTAAGGGCCTTCCTGAGCCTTTAAGGTTGAACATTGAAGTTAACTGCGATTAGCTGACAAAACAATCGGTATTGTTGTAAATATTCTGGGTTGTCTTTGTGTGTCTTTTCTATGGCATCTGAAAATTCTTTTACAGTGCCACTAAAGCATCCACAATTAACCCTTACGCCTATGTTGCTGTCAATGTGGGCGGTAGTGAAGCGCCCAGACGATTTGACAGGCCCGAGTACCAAATAATCGCTTGTTTTTTCAATGTTACCATTACCAGAAACCCTGGCGTTACCAGAAACCCTAGCGTCACCAAAAACCCTGGCGTTACCAGAAACCCAAGCGTCACCAAAAACCCTAGCGTTATCAGAAACCCAAGCGTCACCAGAAACCCTGGCGTTACCAGAAACCCTGGCGTCACCAGAAACCCAAGCGTTACCAGAAACCCTGGCGTTACCAGAAACCCAAGCGTCACCAAAAACCCTAGCGTCACCAAAAACCAAAGCGTCACCAAAAACCCTGGCGTCACCGGAAACCCTAGCGTCACCAGAAACATGTTTATCTTTTATATTGTATTCCATGATAATTCCTTTTAATTAATCTAGAGCCCTATCGGGCAATACAATCAGGGATTTAGTGATTTTCTTCCGGTTATAGTCCTCCCGGAAGCATACATATTCATCTGTCCCCAATTTAGCAACGTAGGCGTCTGAGTGCCTAGTGGAGTAGCATCGGGATTGTGCTCCCTGGTGCTCAATATCGTTGAAATGACTGCTCAGACGGTATCCAATGACCCCGGATAGGGCCACGGCAGTGACAGACCCCAAAAGCCAGATTGTGCGTTCAGTATGGGTCATTTTCTTGGTCCTTGTACTCGGTGAGAATCTCTTTCAGCAGGGAATCACACAATATTGGCATGATGTCGATGTTCTTGACGTACACGGCCTCAATGTAGGGGTTTAGTGTCTCATAGTCCTGCCCATTAGCATAGCCCCAGACAGAATCGAAAGCAATGGTTACATCCATTGGTGCATTAAGGTCTGGATGATGGTATTCAAAAATATCAGTGGTAAGGTCTGGGTGTCTCATATCGGTGAATCCTCAGCGTCAGATGGGTAAGGGACGAATCCCTTGGGTTCTTGATAGGGTTTCAGGGGTTGGGTTGGGAAGGGCCAATATGGGTCTGTCATGGTTGCACCTTTGCGTTTTGATGGAATTGACCGACCATCTGTGCGAATCTTTTCACATTGTCGGTTGAACGATAGCGTTTCCCACTTTTCAGGAAATATTCCACATCTGTCAGTTTCCCGTCAGCATCAAACCATGCGGACAGTTTACCGCCTTCCCCGTATGGGATTTTATGTAGAACAAACCCACCAGTAGAGAATTCTTGTTTCTGCGTCATTCTGCATTCTCCTCTGCATAGTCTTCGATCATGTGCTTGGCAATTTCGTACCAGTTGACGTCAGACAGGAAAGCCAAGGCATAGTCCCTTGCAAGTCCGGGTTGACTCATGAGGTCGATCAATTCTTCAGCGTGTGCTTTTAGATCATGGCCCAGATCGTTTGCTTCTTGATCCAGATCAAACCCAGGCTCCAGCCCAATGTCGCTGAAAAGCTCCAGGTTAACCCGCCATGTGGCGTAATTTGTCCAGCCGTTGTATTTTGAATCGCTCATGTGCATATCCTTTGCAAGTTGAATCGGTGCGACAGTGCACCCGATAGCCCACAGTATAGGCTATCAGTTGACCTGTCAGGGATGCACAGAATAGATGAATCCGTGCGGTAAATCAATCACAGAACAATCCCTAAGACGAACAGAGATTTTCCAGCCCTTTGGAACGTGTTGCAATAGTCCTTTCACGATCCTCTTGGCGTGCTTCTCGCTTTTAGCATATCCGACAATTGTTCTATGGTCAAAAATTGGTGTCATGGTTTCCCTCACTTGGTTAGAACGTCAAAGTATGCCAGAGCGCACATTGTCAGGCAAAGGCTGATGGCGATGGCTAGAACGTAGTCTAGGATGGATTCTTTCATGGTGTGTCCTTGTGTGTTGCTGATGGTTTCATTGTAGCCAGCCTTGGGAGACTGGCTATAGGTGTTTACCCTTAATTCAGAGAGACAATCCAGACTGACGACCGCACCCAGCTTCCACCGGATCGACCGTCACCAGACTAGTCCAGTATTGCTCAGACCCTGCGCCAGCCTCAATTCCGTAGCCCTTGAGGGTGAGCATGGCATTGTAGCCCCGCTTTGCCCAGAAGCCCTTGCCTGATGCGTCTACGACCTGCAGCATGTGCTTGGATGCCGTCAGGGTGTTGAGGGATTCGTTGATTACTGCGATGTCTGCTTTGTTGATGCGTTTCATGGTGTGTGTCCTTCACAGGTCTGGGACTGCACTGCGCCTTCCCATTGACTCTACTGTACCACCGTTTCCCTGGTTGTGTATTAGGACAAACCCTAGGTTTCGCATCTTTTTTGTGGTCTCCCAGGATACTGTATAGACATCCAGTAGTGATGTGTTTCACGTGGAACGTACTGCCTAGGTATGCTTCAAGGTTACCTTTAGAGGCACCTACACTGCCCCTCACGCGTCCCAATTGAGAATGATTCTCATTTACGTTTCATGCAATTTGTGCACTGCAACATAAGTGAGCACTTACTAGCACTCTAGTGACGTGAGTGCTAACTAACTTAGCTACTTACTGACCAGTCAGTCATTAGTGACGCTAGTGAGTACTTACATAGGGGGGGAGGGGTGTGGCTCTGGTGTTTACTTTTGCGGTAGCCTCTATAGCACACAAAAAAGTAGAATTAGAACCTAAAAGTAACTAAATAGTACATTTAATTGGGGACAGAAGAGATCACGTAAGTTATTGAAAGATAAAGACAAATAGACGAAGATAAGCTAAGAACGTTAATAAATACAAAAGGAGACCTTTGACGGGCAGACGTGCACCCTGGAAGGGGACTATAAAGTGAAGACCTAAACAGTAAAAAGACAATAAATCTTAACTTTTTATCATAAAATGCTTGACAAGATCAAAAAAGTATGCTAAGCTACTCTATAGTATACTTTAAAGCTTTAATGTATACTTTAATGTACTCTAATGCGTTAAAGTTACTTTAATGTTAAATAATAATTATATATAAATATATAAGATAACATTAAAGTACATTAAAGCTAAAGGGGGAACCCTAGATTTTTGTCTTAACTTACCATGTCCCAAAGGATAAACATGGAAACAGAACCGAAGAAACGTGGTCGTGGAAGACCCAAGAAGGGAGAGATTGTCGCCCTTAAGAAAAAGAATACTGGTGTCATAGGTCGTCCCAAGGGTGATACGGCTATCATCAATGAGTATAAACTCAGGATGCTGAATTCTCCCAAAAGCGCAAAGGTGCTTGAGGCCATTTATGATGCTGCTTTGGATAATGAACATAAGAACCAAGCTGCTGCATGGAAGTTGATTGTCGATCGTATTGTGCCTGTATCGGCTTTTGAGGCTTCAAAGCAGGGCGGTAGTACCCCGAGTATCAGTATCAACATTTCTGGTCTCCAAAGCCCTTCTGTGGGCCTTGATGAGCCTATTGAGATGGTAGAGGACGTGACTGACGTGGAAATCAAGGATTACCATGACCAGTCTTAACTTCCAGCTGCTGAAGTGGCAGCAGAGTGTCTTTGGGTCAAAGAAACGATTTAAGGTTGTAGCGGCAGGGCGTCGATGTGGTAAGTCCAGGTTGTCTGCTGTTACGTTGTTGATTGAGGGTTTGAATTGTCCTGACGGTTCAGCGGTGATGTATATCGCTCCAACGCTGGGACAGGCTAGGTCGATTATCTGGGACTTGCTGCATGAACTGGGTAGGCCAGTGATTAAGTCCAGTCACGTGAACAACCTCGAGATCACGTTGATAAACGGACGAAAGATACTGGTTCGGGGCGCTGATAACCCAGACTCTTTGCGTGGTATGTCTCTGACTTATGTGGTCCTAGACGAGTGTGCATTCGTTAAGCAAGAGGTGTGGGAAAAGATTATCCGAGCATCTCTGTCTGACAAGAAGGGTAGAGCATTGTTTATTTCTACTCCTTCTGGCAGGAACTGGTTTTATGATGTGTTCCAGTTAGGTCAGATGGAAGATGAAGAGTGGAAGAGTTGGCACTTTACCACCAAGGACAATGAAACCATTGATCCAAAGGAAATTGATGCTGCTCAGAAGACTCTCAGCTCTTTTGCCTTTAAGCAGGAATATCTGAGTTCCTTCGATACCGCAGGAGCTGACGTATTCAAGGAAGAGTGGTTTAAGGAAGCAAAGGAGCCTCAGTTTGGGGCTTACTATGTTGCAGTGGACTTGGCTGGGTTTGAGGATGTGGCTAAGAATGCTGGAGCATCCAAGAAGCGATTAGATGAGACTGCTATTGCTATTGTTAAGCTTTTGGATAACGGTGATTGGTGGGTTCATAGCATTGAGCATGGTCGATGGGACATTAGGCAGACTGCTGTCAATATTCTGAAGACCATCAGGGATTTCCAACCGAGTGCAATCGGTATTGAGCGAGGAGCATTGAAGAATGCTGTCTTACCTTATTTAAATGATTTGATGAGGAAGAATAACATCTATGCCCATATACATGATCTTACTCATGGAAACAAAAAGAAGGTGGACAGAGTTATCTGGTCATTACAGGGACGCTTGGAGCACGGTCGAATTACGTTCAATGAGAATGAAGATTGGACTGAGTTTAGGGATCAACTCGTCATGTTCCCTACCTCTGGTGTGCATGATGACCTAGTGGATGCTTTGAGTTATGTGGATCAGCTTGCGGTTGCTAACTACAACGCTGATTATGAGGAAGATGAGTTTGAAGTTCTTGACCCTATAAGCGGATACTGATTATGAAACAAGGATTGTACGCAAACATCAACGCCAAGCGTAAGCGCATTGAAGCTGGTTCTGGTGAAAGGATGAGGAAACCTGGAAGCAAGGGAGCTCCCACGGCTCAGGACTTCAAGGACTCTGCCAAGACCGCCAAGAAGGGAAAGAAAAAGAATGGCTACTAAAGCTAAAGAT